AGAGTAGATATAAGGTTTTTATTAATTGGATTTTGAAGAGTTTCTGCTGTATTAGGAACTCTTATTTGTTTACCATCTCTTCCTATAACTGATTCCATACGTAAATAATCTGGAAGAGCTGATCTGAGATTTTTGAGAGTACGTAAATTAGATTTAGAATCATCATGCTTCTTATTAGCAAACATGATTCTTGAGTTAGTAGTACCAAAATTAAAACACCAAAGATACCAAAGAAGAGCACTTACTGTTTTACCTTGCTGCCTGCTTATACAGACGAATTGATTTATATTATATACAAACATATATGACATTGCAAGATTAGCTCTTGTAAGTTGATATCTTTTTCCAGATCCTGTAGCTCCACCTTCCTCAGGTATTCTAACTACGTCCTTAAGGAAGTACCAGTAATTACTTAGGCACTCTTTTAATATTCTAAGCTTCATCTGTCTCGTGAGTGTAGGATCATATGGATTTACCCCTATCAATCCAGTATCATATATAAGTAGAAAGAATGCATTATTCTTTATTCCTTTAGCTTTTAAAAAATAATGCATCTTTAAAAAACTTTGATTATCCGTATTATAATCATAATGTACCTGTATTGGAACAGAAGGATTAGATGTTATTGCCATAATATAATTTCCTTATATAATTTATAATATTATAATTTTGTTAAATTTTTATAATTTTATATACTTTTAAATAAAAATGAAATTAAGGAGACATTTTATGAAAACACCAAAATTAAAACCAGGAATGAGATTTGGAAAATTAGTTACAATAAAGCAAGTTGATGATAAAATATATGGAATAAAAAATAAAAGAGTTCATGAATGCTGGCTTTGTAAATGCGATTGTGGAAATACTATAGAAGTTGTAGAATGGAATTTAATAAATAAAAATACTACTACATGTGGATGTTATAGATTAGATAAAGAGCCAGCTACAGTACATGGATTATCTAAAACAAGAATAAATAAAATGTATAGAGATATGAAATATAGATGTAGTGATCATGAAAATATCTCACGGGGTAATATGACATATAAAAATAATAATATTAAAATATGTGATGATTGGCTTGGTAAAGATGGATTTATGAATTTTTATCAATATGCAATATCTCATGGTTATGATGATACATTAACAATAGATAGAATTGATCCTTTAGGCAATTACGAACCAGGAAATATAAGATTTGTAGATAAATATACACAAGCAAATAATAAAATAAATAATAAATATATAAAATATAATGATGATAAATTTACAGTAGCAGACTGGGCAAAGGCTTTAAATCATAATGTAGAAAAATTATATAATAGAATTAAATCAGGACATTCTGAAAAAGAAGTATTACTTGGAAAAGATAATAAACCAGATATAATAAATGGAATATATTTTATTAATTCTTATACTAATCGGCCCATTCCTCAATCACAAATAGATTCTGGTAATTCTGATCAATTTAGAACTTGCTTTGAATAATAAATAATAAGATAGGAGTAAATCTATTATGAATGATACTTATCTTAGAATAATTTTATATATTATAATATTTATTATAGTTATAATTTCTGCTATAATAACTCATAAATTAGAATATAATAAAGCTAGAAAAAAAGTTATGAAAGAAAATACTTTTCGTATTGCTCATAGAACAGATTTTATTATTTGTATTATTTCTTATATTAGAGAATCTAAATTAATCAAAGATCTTCTTAATTCTGGATATTATGCTTCTTTTGACATCTTTTATGAAATGGTAAAAGATATATTAATCTCTCAGTTTAAAAAAGATTATGAATCTAATATAGAATTTATTCCAAATACAACAATAGATAATCCATTATCATATATTAATAAATTTCCATATTTTGATACACTTAATTCTAAACTTAATGTATTTGAAGAAGCTCTTAATTCTCTTGAAATTGAAAATGAATTATTAAGAATGTATTCCTCTAGATTTGAAGAAGGAATTAAAGAAGCAGAAGAGATAGAAAAAGAAGCTATTGCTTATAATAAGACTTTTGGTAACGAACCTTCTGGAGACCCTAAATTACATCCAATAGATAATGCTGAAAATGTCTCAGATGCTGAAGAGGATATTAATGAAAATGAATTATTTGATAAACTTATATCTTCTGGTACTGTAGAGGAGTTTGAAGAAGATAATTTAAAAGAATTTTAATAAAAAATAAAATAGGGAGCAGATTTTATTCTGCTCCCTAAATTTTTAATTATTTAAATTATTATCACATATCTGATAATAATTTACTATACATTCTTCCAACTGCAATTTTATCTTCTTTATCAGTTGGAATATAACTAGTTATTTTTACTTCTCATCATCCTTGACACCAAAGAAGACTCTAACAAAATTATCCTTAACAACTCTAGGATCAATTTTAACTTCAAGATATGCTACTTTATCACCAGTAAGAAGCTTTTCAAACTCTTTCTTGGTAATATAATACACATCAGGATCTCCTTCAAGTCTCAAGCACATCTTAGACTGATCCATTGTCTGTGCTTTATGGCCCTTTGCTTTGATTCGGCCATTACATTTTCTGCTGCACTTATCACAAAATTCATTTGTACAGCATTCCCAGTAACAGCAATCAGGTTCAATAAGATCTGATTTCTCTTTCTTTAAACTCTGAGGCTGAGGATAAACAATTTCAATCATGCTCGGAGTTTCTGTTACGGTGGGCTCTGGTTTCTTTTCTTCTTCAACATTTTCATTTGATTCTACAATCTGCTGCTCTTCAGTAGATTCATTGAACTCTTTTGTATCAAGTTCCTGCTCGACTTCTTCATTTGTCTTTTCTGCTACATTCAGTTCCATTTCCATGTTTTCCATCATTGTGTTTCCTCCTTATTTTATGCTTTAAAATGATTGGAAATTTATATAAAAGACTAAGAATTATATTCCCAGCCTCTTACACCATTCTGTATAATAATTCCAGACAAGTCTAGACCCCTTATTTGTTCCTTGAGTTTTATGCTTGCCTGTATTATAACTGTAATAAGCATTCTGAGATATTCCCCATTTATTTACACAAATATTCATCTCATCCATTCCTGCACGAATATTTATGTAATCATTATATTGAAGCTCATCACAGGTCAAATTATTTAAATCATAGGAACTAATTAAACCTTTCTTTTTTAAATCAGCCCAATTGCAAGAATTAACTTGCATAATTCCTAGATCTCTAGTTCCATTAGAATTATAATGAGACCTATATCTTCCAAGATCACTTTCTTGCTGCATTACACTTAATAAAAATGCATAATAATGCTCTGGATCTTGTGGATAAAACTCTTTACACAGATCATAAGTATATTTCTGAAGATCTTTACTAAATCCCCATTTCTCTACAAGATAATCATTATAAGGAGTTTTATCAATACTCGCTTGATAATCTTTATACTCCTTTTCATTGCCTACATAATTACTAGCAATATAATATGATTTATCTTGATACAAAATCTCTGTCCATTCTTCTCCAGCTTCTACTACTTGAACATCTTTTCCTGCATAAAGTTTAAAAGCTACATTATCTGGAGATGTTTTTGGAGACGTTCTTACATTTACATTTGTAAAAACTTTTTCCTGAACAGCATTATATTTTTTATATCCAAGCATATCTCCAATATATTCAGACTTAATATAGCCTGTTTTATTATTTGGAGTAAGTACTTTTATCCATTCACCCTCATCATTGATAACACCAACCATTATCTTTTGATCAATAGTATCAATGATATCTGAATCCACAGATTTCTCTGCTCTTACATTTACTTTACTAAAAGTAATATTTTCATATTTTGCACTAGGAAGTGCAGGCTGAGTTTCTACAATGGTAGTTTCAGCAACAACAGTATTTTCAAATGTTCTTTTAGATTCTTCAACAGAAGGGATCGTAGTTTCTTCTATTACTGTTGTACTTTCATTTTTAGATCCCATAGATGCTTTAATACCAAAGCAGAATAGAATTAAAACACTAACAATTATAGCTCCAAAAATATATATCATATTATCCTGAAACTTTTTCGTAATTTCTTTCTTCCTTTTAGCTTTTCTTTCTGCTTCTAAATTTCTGTTTCTAATTTTCCAGAAATTCTTTTCTCGTTCTTCTGGTGTCATTGTATAGCTCCTTTCATATATCAAGCATTTGAAGGCTCGAATAATTCTCCAGTTTCTTCATCCTCAACAAAGAGAAATGGTGCGGGATTTTTTGATCTATATACTTCTGCCATTCTCATCGTTTCCCATAAGCTGTTTCCATATGGATTGTCTAAATAAATCCTTCTTCCTTTAAAAACCTCCATAAAAATCTTATACATAATTTTCCCCTTTTTGAATAAAATTATCTCATAGTTTCATTATTATAATATCTATTTAAAATATCCTTTTATTAAAATGAAATATTATTTTATCAAGCACTTTTTTATAAATTAAATTTTTATATAAGGAGAGTTAATAGTATGGTAGAATTTAATGGAGCTCCATTTCAATATAATCCAGCCATTACTAATGTAAATATAGATAATCAGCTTGCTGGTATTCTATCTCAATTTGGTGATGATTATGTCATGGATATTGTAAAAGATTCAATTAATAATCGATTTAGAATTTATGATTTACCAAGACCAAATATTGCTAATGCTTTTGAAATTACATTTAAAGATCTAACAGATGGATTTACATCTAATACAGATGAAATTCTAAATACTAGAAATAGAGTATATAATAATATTATTAATATAATTTGTGATTATTATAATTTTACTTATAATCAAAATGATGAATCTGATACCTTTTCTTCTGCATATTGGTTGTATGAAGTATTCGTATCTAATTTTACTAATTCGCTTATTAATTTCTATACTTTATATTTAATTAGAGAATCTTCTTCTATTTATTCAGCACTTAATCTAGAAGAAAGAAATAAAATTAATGAAACTACTTATCAATATTCTAAACGGTTATTTAAAGAT